AAGAAGGTCGGGCGGTTCACCACTGGATGGACGGCCCGCAGCATGGGCGGCGCCAACCAGGGCAGCGCGCGCCGCGACCCGAGCGCCGCGCTTCCCAGCACCGGCGCGGGAGTTTCGCGATGACCACTGTGACCCTTGACGGGTTCGTCTTCGAGGACTTCGAGATCCCCGATAGCATGACGCTCGGCGGCGACCAGGCCTTGGCCATTCACCGTCTCGTGGGCGGAAAGCGCGTGATCGACGCCATGGGGAGCGATCCCCGGCCGATATCGTGGTCGGGGCGCTTCCGTGGCCCGCTGGCGATGTCGCGCGCCATGGAGATCGACGCCAAGCGGATCGCCGGCAAGAAGCTCGCGCTCTCCTGGGGTGTCCGATCCTTCACGGTGGTGATTGACCGCTTCGAGTACGAAGAGCAGGCCGTCAACGAAATCCCCTATGAGATCCGATGCGAGGTCGTGACCGACGACAGCACGTCGGCCATTCAGGGCGACATCGGGGTTGATGAGATGGTCGACGCCGACGCGGCCTCGATCGATGACCTCTCGGACGACATCGAGGAGGCGCCCCTGACGTCGTCGGTCGACAAGCTCAAGAGCGCGATCTCCAACGTGAAGGACTTCGCCCGCGCGACGCGCCAGCAGGTCAATTCCGTGCTCCAGCCCTTGCGGGACGTCCAACAGGTCGCCGACGAGCTTCTGGATAGCTACCAGGGGGCCGTGAGGGAGTTTCAGGGCATCATCTTGGACGTCCAGGGCACGGTTGGTTCCGTGCAGACCACGGCTGGAGAGTTCGAGAACACGGTCAACCGCATGGTCTCGGGACTGACGGGCCAGGCCGACGCCATGGACAAGAGCGCCGACCTGTTGGACCTCGGCTCCTATTCGGGCCGGATGCAGACCAACCTTCTCGCCATCGGGGCGAGCGGCGCCGAGGTCGTGACGGCCGGCGGCGACCTCTACACCCTGGCGACCCAGAAGTACGGCGACCCCAACGAGTGGACGACGATCGCCGAAGCCAACGGCCTAACCGATCCCATGCTGTCGGGTGTCCAGACCGTTCTCGTTCCGCCAATCGCGAGCGGATCGGGCGGCGTCCTGAAGGTGTGAAATGGAAGTTCGGCAACCCCGCGGCTTGGTGAAGATCAACGGCGCGCGCGTCGACGGATGGACCGCGATCGAGACCGAAGAGAACGATTACGTCCAGCCCGACAACTTCACGGTCGACTTCGCGATGTCGGCGCTCGCCAAGGAGACGGATGCGGCCTGGTTTGCCTCTCAGGCGACGCTCGACTTCGAAATCTTCATCGGCTTCCCGGCCGACGGGGAGAACTTCAACGAGGCCGAACTCGACAGCATGTTCTTCGGGCGCGCCGATGATATCGACTTCGACTGGCTGACGGGAAAGATCAGGGTCACGGGCCGAGACCTCACGGCGCGCCTGATGGACCACAAGAGCAGCGAAAAGCACGTCAACCTCACGGCCTCGCAGATCGCCCGCAAGGTGGCGGCGAAGTACGGCCTCACGCCTGTCGTGACCGAAACCTCGACCAAGGCCGGCAAGCTCTATCAGCTCGACAAGGTCGACCTTCAGGTGCAGCGCACCGAATGGGACCTGTTGACGTGGCTCGCCCAAGAGGAGGGCTTCGTCTGCTACACCCAGGGCCGGGAGCTGCATTTCGAGCCCAGGCCGCCCGAGGGGCAGGCCTCGCCCTATGTGGTGAAGCGCGTCGCCGAGACCGAAGCGCTGACCCAATCGGGAAACTACGTCAGCCTCTCGACCGGCCGCTCCCTCACGGTTGCGCGCGACATCAAGGTCACTGTGCGGTCGTGGAACTCCAAGCGTAAGCGGGCCTTCGAGCGCGTGGCGCGGCGCTCCGGCGGGGGCGGTGACGTGCAGGAGTACAACTATACGATCGCCGGCCTCGATCCCGACCAGGCGCAGAAGCGCGCCCAACAGATCCTCGAAGACCTTAGCAAACATCAGATGCGCCTCGCCTTTGAGGGGCCGGCGGACAATGAGCTTCGGCTTCAGAAGACGATCCGCCTTGAGGGCACGGAAACGGCCTTCGATCAGGTCTACTATCCCGAGAGCATCATCCGCGCCTTGAGCAAAGATGAGGGGTACACCATGGATGTCAGGGCCAAGAACCAAGTCCCTGGCCAGGAGACCACATGACCGCCCAACTCCGAGACGCCATCGTTGATCTCGCCCAGCAGGCCGCCGCCGCATTCATGCCGGCCCGCTTCGGCATTGTGACATCCTACGATCCCGACAACTACGCCGTGAAGGTGGAGCTCCAGCCAGAGGGCGTCGAGACCGGATGGTGTCCGATCAAGACCGCGCTGGCGGGGAACGGGTTCGGGATGTACGCCGGGCCGGCGAAAGGCGACCAGGCGGCGATGATCTTCCAAGAGGGCGACGCCCTGGTGGGGATCTGCATCGGCTTCCTGCCGAGCGATGAAGACCGCCCGCCCAGCGTCCCGAGCGGCGAGATCCACGCTATCCACAAGAGCGGCGCCTTCCTGAAGTTCACCAACGACGGAAAGGTCACGCTGGAGACCGAGGCGGGCTTCTTCATCAATGCCGACACGACCATCGTGGGCAACGTCGATATCACGGGCGACACGACCGTTTCGGGTGATGTCCTGGCGGGCGGCGAGGTAGAGGACGGCGTCGGAAAGCTCTCGGATCTCCGCGACGCCTACAACGACCACAAGCACACCGGAGTTCAAGCTGGCGGCGCGACGTCGGGCGGAACCGACACCCCCGTCTAGGAGATGCGAAGATGCCCGACTACACGACCCTTAACGACGTCGACCATTTCTTCGGGCAGGACATCGCCGCGGGGAATACTGGAGACCTCGCCCTCGTGAAACGCCTTGCGCGCTCGCGCCAGCGCGTTCTTCGGCGGCTGCTGACCAACCCAGGCGACTACGAGGCTCATCCCGACTACGGCGCCGGCATACCGCGCATGATCGGCGAGAGCGTGGACTTGAAGCGCATCGAAGGCGTCATCAGGGCGCAACTCCTCCTCGAAAGCTCTGTTCAGGTCTCGCCCGCACCGACCATTCGGGTGTCGCAGATCACCGGCGGCGTTTCGGCGGTGGTGAATTATGTCGCGCTACCTGATAAACAGCCCGTGTCCCTGTCGTTCAACATGGAAGCCTGAAGATGGCCGATCCGACCGCAAAGACGTTCTCGCAGATCGTCCAAGGACAGGCAGCGGCCATTCAGGCCAGGGCGACGGCGCTCATCGACTTTGAGGTCGGGTCCGTTCTCAGAGCCGCTGTTGAAGCCGTCGCCGGGGTGGTGACGTGGCTTCAGGCCCTCATTCTCAAGCTCGCCACCACCATCAGGGCGTCGTCTTCGCAGGGCAGTGACCTCGATAGCTGGTTCGCGGACTTCGGGGCCCCGATCGCCGACGGCGCGGCCGCGACCTTCGAGCGCCTCGGCGCCACGTATGCGATCGGCGATCTGACCTTCACGCGCCTCACACCGACCGGGACATCGCTCATCCCCGTGGGCTCGACGGCCGAAACCCCCAACGGCGCCGATAAGTTCGTCGTGCTGCTCGACGCCTCGAATTCCGCCTATGACGCCGGGCTTAACGGCTACCTCATGGAGGATGGAGACGCGACCATCACGGTTCCGGCGCAAGCCCTGGTGGCGGGATCGGCCGGAAACGTGACGGCGGGGACGATCAACACCATCACGTCTTCGATCCCAGGCGTCGACCTCGTGACCAACGCAGCCGATTTCGTCAACGGTTCCGATCAGGAGAGCGACGAGAACGCCAGGGCGCGCTTCCGGTCGTTCATCCAAGGCCTTCGCGAAGCCACACCGGCCGCCATTCAGTCCTACGTCGAGGCGCTCCAGCCGGGAGTGAAGACGATCCTCGTGGAAAACGAGGAGTACAACGGCGTCGCCAAGCGGGGATCGTTCTATCTCATTGTCGACGACGGGACCGGAACGCCGCCCTCCGATCTCTTGGAAGCGGCTTCGGCTTCGGTCGATCAGCACCGAGCCGCCGGGATCGAGGGCGCGGTCTATCCCCCCGAGGTCGTGACGGCCAATATCTCAATGACGGTGACGGTCGCGGCCGGCGCGAGCTCTCCCGCGACCTTCACGGCCGTTCAAGCCGCGGTTCGGAGCTACGTCAACACCCGCGCGCTAGGCGAAGACCTCGCGGCCAACCGCCTCTATCAGATCGCCTACGATGCCTCGCCCAACGTGATCGGCGTGACGAACCTTCTCGTGAATGGCGTTGCGGGTGATATCGTGATCGAGCGCAAGGAAGTCATCAAGGCCGGCACGGTGGTGATATCGTGACCGGAGATCAGGAAGACATCCTCGCGCGTCTTCGCAAGCGCCTTCCCAAGCGGTGGTTCGGCTACAGCACCGACGCCGCTCCGATCGTCTCCGCCCTGCTGACCGGCGCCGCCTGGGCGCTGGCTCAATTCCATGCCCTGTACGCCTACATCGCCCTTCAGACCCGCATCGCGACCTCAACGGGCGCTTGGCTGGAGTTGGCCGCCAACGACTTCTTCGGCTCGCGCCTTCCGCGCTTCTCTGGCGAGCGCGATCCCTCGTATAGCCTCCGCATCCGCAAGGAGGTCTTGCGCCCTCGCAACACCCGCCAGGCGATCGACGCCATCATCTTCGACCTCACGGGCAAGCATCCCGACATCTTCGAGGGCTTCCACGCCCGCGAGTGTGGCGGCTGGGGCACGCCCGCGCTGGCCTTCGGCGCCGCCGGCCGCTACGGGAGCAACAACGCCCGCTTCGAGGCCATCATCACCACCCCGCCGCTTCAGGGCTACGGCATCCCGAACCGTGGCGGATGGGGTAGCCGAACGGGCGGCTATGGGGTCGGGAACTTCTCCCTCGTCGACGACACGCTGATCGTCGGCAGTGGCCCGACCCGAGCCGATATCATCCGCGCGCTCGACCTCGTCCGCCCCGCAGGCGTGAGGTTCTATCTGCGCTTCAGCGATCGGGTTACAATCAACATCGTCGACGAGACCGGCTAAGGGCCGGAAGAGGAAAGTCATATGGACCGCGTCTCCGTTTACCGCGATCAACTGCCCTACGAAGAGGACGTTCTTCTCATCGGGCGCTATGCCTACGAGGGCCTCGGGGCTCTTGTGCGCGATCTCATCGGATCGACCACGCAAGTCGCCGGCCTGCTGGCCGCGCCGACTTCTCCGGCCTCGCTGGCCGTGCAAGTCGGAGCCGGTTCGATCTACGCCTTCAAGCCGCTCGACGACGCTCCCCAGGGGCAAATCCTCGGGACCGGCGGCATCCCAGCCGACACCGACCCTGATCACTCGATCATGAAGCAGGGGCTTCTTCGCGATCCCGTGACGTTCGCCGTCACGGCGCCGGTGACGTCCGGCCAATCGATCAACTACCTCATCCAAGCGCGCTTCGTCGAAGAAGACGCCGCCGCTTCGGATGCCCAATTCTACAACACCGCCAATCCCAACGCGCCGATCACTGACCAGGTCTCGCGGGCGCGCTACAATCGTTGCGAAGTCGGCATCAAGGCCGGCACGGCGGCGACCACGGGGGCGCAGACCACTCCGTCGGCGGATGCCGGATGGGTGCCGGTCTGGGTCGTTACCGTGGCGAACGGCGCCACCACCGTCACGGGCGGGAATATCACCGAGCACCCCTCGGCTCCGTTCATCAGCGTCTCGGGCGGTGGCGGCGGCGGTGGCGGATCGGGTCTGTCCGCCTGGGCGACGATCACCGGGGCGTATACGGCCGTTGCGGGAGACCGCCTCATCGCCAACAGCGCCGGAGGGGCCTTCACCATTACCCTTCCGGCCTCGCCCTCCGATGGCGACGAGGTGACGGTTCGCCACCCCAACGCCGGCACAAATAACGTCACCATGGGGCGGAACGGCAAGAACACGCCCGACGTCAACGGCGCGCCGACCGCGGCGAATGTCGTGCTCAATCAGAACAATCGCGAGACGCGCTTCGTCTATTCGACCGGCCTCAACATGTGGACGGTGAGCCAATGACGCTTTCGAGCGAACTATTCGACGTCCGATCTCTGATAGAAAGGACGTGGTATCGCCTACCGATAGTCGATGGCGGCGGAGCCGAGGTCGCTTATGCGATCACCGCTCCCGCAAAGACCGCCGTTGGGCGCGTCAGCATGGTCGGAGCGGGTGGATGGTACACGGGCGGCGCTGATGGAAATAAGGGTCCGGCAGGGGGCGGAGCGGCGTTTGCGAGGAAAAAGTTCAGCGCCTCGCCCGGCGAAGGCTTCACCGCCTATGTGGGCAATCCCCACCTTAACGTTACGAACTTCTCAACCTTCATTCCAAATGGGGATGGGAGCAGCCGGTTCATTCGCAATACTGGATCGGTTTTGCTCTGCAAGGCCGCCGCTTCATTTGGAGCCCTTGGTTCCTATGGGTTGGCGTCTAATAGCGTCGGTGACGTAAAGCGAGATGGTAGCCCGCGGCCGGGCTACGATGCTCCAGGCACTCCAGGAAACGACGAAGCCGACACGTACTCCCTTGGTTTCAAGGCCGCAACCACGACCGGGCCGTATGATGGAAAGCAGATGGCTAGTCACGGCGTTGGGGGGCGCGGAACCTATCGTGTTGATCCGGCGCAAAGTTTCACTTGGCAGGTCGTGCCTGGATGCGGCCTGATTTGCGTCGAATGGTTCACTGAAGATCCGGGGTACTGAGATGACGAATTCATCCGTTCTATTCGCACAAGAACCCGTTTTGCTTCAGCGCGTCTTCTATAGCGATCCAGGCTTCTTCACCATCAACGCCGTAGCGGGGGCGAAATTCGTTCGCGCGACCGCGCTTGGTTGCGGAGGCCAGGGCGCAAACTGGGGTGGCGGTGGATCACTGGCGCGGACGCGCTTTCCAGTTCTGACCGATGGCGAGGCCTATGAAATCCGCGTCGGAGACACGAGCACGGCCTCCGAGCTTGGCGACAGCTTCGTGCGCCGCATTGGCGGCCCCTATCTGGTGTATGCCGACCGGGGGCGTGGCAATGGAACGGGCGGCAGGGCGGCCAACAGCATAGGTGATGTCAAGATCGATGGTCAGGACGGAAGTTCATCTGTTGGTGTCGGCGGAGATCCGGCGTCCGATGCCTCGCTCTATGCCCCGGTGGGGATTTCCGGTTCTGGATTTGGCAAGCCGAGCAATTACTATTACGGGCGCCTGACGTCTGATTTCGGCGGAGGTGGACTTCTGTCTTATTCGTTCACGGATGGCGGCGAGATTTCCGGCACTGTAGGCCGACCGGCTGGCTATGGCCGGATCGTGATGGAATACTTCAACCAAGATCCGGGGTACTGAGATGACCGCCCAATGGCGCAGCGCCTATGACCGAGACGGCCGGGCCGTGGTCTATGCCGGCGAGACCGTCGAAGCCCGCTTGGTTCTCGAACAGCCCGACGGCGCGGGTGGGTGGGAGCCCCAAGACCTCACCGACCGCGTCTTCGTGCAGAGGATCATCTACAGCAACGGGACCGTTCTCGCTTCGGTGACGGGAGAGAACACGATCGACCAGGGCGAGGCCATCGTGGTCTTCACGCTCGACGGCGACGTGACGGCCGACCTCCTGCCCGACGGGGCCTCGGAAGCGCTTCTGAGACACGAGGTCTCGGAAGTGCTGGAAAGCGGCCGGGACGTCCTGCTCGAAGAGGCCTTCACGGTCCTTCGCGGCGCCGGGAACACCGGCCTCCCGACCTCCAACACCCCGCCGAGCTCTGTCGCTTTCAGGATGCGGGATCGGATGATCGTGCGCTACATCGGAGCGCGGGGGCCCTCCGGCCTGGTTCTCAGCACTACCGAGCCCCCCGTGGTTGACGGTCAGACGGTTCTCTGGCTCAAACCCGTAGGAGCC